TTATCGCTTTAGTGCCTCTATAGTAATGATATGTGCTAGTGACTGGCCTAAATCTTCACTAGCAGGAATAATATGCAATCCCGTAGTCTGTCGATCAGTTTGAGAATCATAATGAGTCAATTCTACTACATGTCCACCATTAGCATTATACAATCTAAAATTTACACCATTTGATTCTAGTGACCGCGGTGACGAAGTAATTGCCCTGCCCTTACGTGATTGCATTGGATACATAGGAACATCTTCATCAACTGAATTTTTTGCATCATCCCATGCCTGACGACACTTATTAAAAAACCATTTATCAAACCACTTCATTTTTCTTCTTTCAAAATGCTTGACTATAATCTACGATTTCGCAGTTACGACTTACTTCTTTGACAAAATAAACACAACGAGGATTTGGACCATCGTCAATAGGAACACACAAGAATTGTCCGTTTCTAAGACGAGGTGCATACCAAGTTACGTCTGGATAGATATCTACAATTTCAATTGGCAGAAATGTCGGTGAGAATGAACTTAATGGATTGAATTGAAACACGTTGAATCCTCTGTCATTAAGACTAGACAGCGGTAATGTTTCTAAGTCACCATGTTCTTGTTCACCGATCAATATCTGCCAATCAACTGGCATTTTGATTATCTTGTCAGCAATCTTTAATACTAGAGCAGGGCTGTTGAACGATTCCAAAAAGATTAGCGGGATATAATAATAATCTACATTCTGTGGATTAGAGTTATCAAGAATCGCAAATCGCAGATCATCAATTTCTTCTGGCAATGTCTCTAAGTTATAATATTCATCATCAAGGGTTAATATACGCATTTTGTTATTCTATCATCTTTCTTTTGTTTTGTCAACATATTAATAATCCAATTTCTCCAAACTGAACGGGTAGTTGGCTTCTTTGTAAAAAGCCTTGCGTTGTGTTAAATGACGCTTTGCAAACTTACATGTACTGGTAATATCCCAAATTTCAACGGAGTTTTTATCCTCAGCCTTGCGAATACCTCGACCAATACTTTGAATAACTCTTACAAAAGATTTGCCTGGCTCAATAAGAACCAAATTAAAGATCCGAGGAATATTAATCCCCACTGCGGCGACGCCGTAAGTGGCGATAATAATTTTATTACTCGCTGTTTTAATCTCATCGTATTCTTCCTTACGTTCTGTTAGTTTAGTATTACCCGACACAAATGCAACTTCGGGTGCATCTTTAACTAAACTAAAGATTTCTGATAGTCTGATTTGTAGTTCTTTACCTGCACCAATGCGGTCAACAAGAATAAGTGTATTACCGCCTTCGCTAATTTTTCTAATCAAGTTAGCAATGGTATCTAATCGCTTAGGATCCTCAGTAAGAAACTTCAACTCACTTTGATAGTTTGTAAACTCAGGAGTATCTTTTAACTGTACAATGTTCACGTGACATTGTGCTAGAACACCCTTCTCTTGCAAATCACTTGCGGCTAGTTTGCCGATAACAGGTCCAAGTGATACTAGAATAGACACACGGTCCATTTCTGCTTTAGGAATTGTTCCTGTTAGACCCCATCGAATAGGTACTGCTGAGAATACTCCAGTGAGTAATGTCTTAAGTGCATCAGCCTTAGCCATGTGAACTTCATCGACCATTACACATACTACATCTTCAATGAATTCTCCAATTGGAACTTCTGCTTCACCCGACTGTGTATTCTTAAGCATGTTGTTAAGACTTTGCCAAGTGCAGATAGTATGTGTCTTATTGTATTCTTTGCGATCTCCAAAGTATACACCAACATCAAGACCCAAATTAATATAGTCTGCTTCGGTTTGTGTCACTAGTGATTTGTTTGGAACGATAACAATAGTACGACCATACTGCTCAACACTTAAACTTAAAGCCGCAGTCATCAATGTCTTGCCAGCACCTGTGGCGACTTCCTGCAATGCTTGCGGATTTTTTAAGAAGTTGTTGATAATCTCAACTTGATAGTCACGCAATACAATAGGTTGACCTTCACGTTCATGACCTTTTGACCATACTTTATGAGAAAATGTATTTTCGGTCACTTCTGTGAAATTGAAGGTTGTGCTGTACGTGCGCAAGTCTTCAAGTTCAATATCGTAATTCAATTGATCTAAGATCGGAATGACTTGATCTAGTAGATTTAGATACGTGCTTCCTGCTAACGAGAAATAACTGATCTTGCCGTTCCATCTACCTAAACGGACACTTGGTAAATAACGTGCGCCGGGCTTTTCATATTCAAATTTCTTCATCAATGCACGGCGGGCATCAAGTTCAAGACCTTCGATCTTTACGTTTACTTCATCTTTAATTATAATTTTTGCTTGTTTCATCGTACCTCTATTGGCCTCATGTTTCTAATTATTACGCATTTACCTATTGCTTCTGACGAATATTTGCGTTTAGTATCCGGCTGACTATGATATTGTAACAGAATTTGTCGTGAAGGTCTAATGATGCGGGAAACAACATCTTTTTTGCCACAATTAATTTCATGATCCAACAGACTTCTAAGTTCCTTATCAAGTCTGTTAACTAGGCCCCTACCAAATAATACGTTACTTGGATTTAATTCAACGATCCATTTAGCAACGTTAGTAAAATTATCTAAGTTAACTTCAGTAACAAACTCTGATGCAAACTTTAACTTTGGACTGTCAATTAGTGAAGGATCAATTTTAATACCCATTTGAGATAACTCATAAAAGGTCCTTGCATCGTGATTTAATTCCATATTAGCAATCATATCACCAAGTATATTGTTGACTCCTGCAACAATTAAATTGCCATTGATGCGAACTAGTGTAGGTTCCCATACTTTAACATTCTCATATATACTTAGTTGTTCTAACAATGATAACAACTTATCGCAATACATGACGATTGGGAAATAACCGGGTAGCAAAGTATATGCAATCTTTAATGCATAGGTACTGAATTCAGCAACATACCTTTTATCGTCACGATCCCAATCAAAAGGGTTGTCGTTGACACTTCTAAAATCTGATATGAATGTTTTATTAAAAGGTACACGTATCAACAATCTATTGTTGTCTTCAATTGATACTTTTGCTCCGGTAAATTCAGGTGTACTAGGTACCAAATCTACTTTCCAAGGTAGCAACTTTACCTGTTCAACATCTACGTTATTTTTAAATAACTGTTTACTGTACTTACTAATCAACTTATCGAATAGTGCGGCTTGATTAGAAGTGACCCGATTTTTCTCATGGCATATCATTTGCAGATTAGATAAAAACTTTTGGTCATACTGACTAAGGCTTATCTTACCCTGCAAGAAAAAATAAAGTAGATGTTCTTTTGTATCCATTATATCAATATAGCACTAATAAAATAATATTGCAAGTATAAAGGTAAAAAAAGGGGACCGAAGTCCCCTGTAAAGTGATTAACAAAAGAAACACCAACCAACTAACAAACTTACTTCATGCAAGTTGCTTTTGCCAACTCTCTCCAGTTAGCACTGATCTTAACTAGATCAGCAACTTTCAAACACATACGCAAGGACACTTCACGCAATTTGCTGTGGTTGTCCCAAATGAACGACATGATTTCATCTGTCTGTTCTTCACTGAAATCGTAATCAGCAAACAAGCCACCTTCAGCATCACGATGCACTTGCTTGATGCGCAACATCTTGTCACGCTCAGTGTTAACAGTCAAGTCAAGAAAGTGACAACGACTCTGCAATGCATCTAAGTGGGGCTGAATCTTGCTTGCTTTACGTGCATCAAAACTCTTGTTTGTAATAAAGATGATAGAGCCGTTGAAGTTGAAACTGTTAGGTACACCTTCGTCACGCAACAAACGACTGTCTTTGTTCCAAGAAATTCTGCGAGTCTTGCCACTGTCAAGCGCACCCTTAAGTACGTTGATAGCGTCTTGATCTTCCCAGATATCACAATCATCAAACACTAATACGTTCTTAGCATCACTGAACTTGTACAACTTAGCGAACAAGCCGATGCCTGACATAGCACCTTTAACAATTTCAAAACGAGTCTTGTTGCCTGCAACTTGATCAAACAATGTTGCTTTTTCCATTTGAGTAGTCACACCGTGCGACTTGCCGATACCTGCAGGACCTGTCACAATCATAGCACGAATATCACCTGCGATACACGCACGTGACATTTCATCAAGTACACCAAAACGAATAGCAATGCGATTCATTGCGTCTTCTTCTGTTTCAGAAACTACATTTTCAACAACTTGAGATTCTTCTGCAATCACAGGGGCTCCATTAAATTCAATGTCGTGAATGTTGTTCACTTTAATCTTGACTACATCAATAGCAATCGGGAATTGACCTTCGTTCTTTACAGTAACGTAGCCGCCTTTCTTACCAGTCTGATATCCCTTAACGAGATTAAACTTAGTATTGACAACTGCTTGATTACGATACTCACCAAACTTAACAATGATTGAAGACATACGATACCTTTCTGTGTTAATATATGTATATTATAAGCCCAAAACGAATTAAAGTCAAGCCTTAATTACGTCAAAAACTGAATTTTGAAGTTCAGAAGATTCCTCATAAGAGAGGTAGAAATCGGTAGTAGGATCGTAATATGCACCCTCTTTGGTGTCATAATAAGCAACCCGACCATTGGGGTAAAAGAAAGGACCTTCTAGTCCATTACGGGGTTGCCATTTTGCTTCACGTTCGCTAAGTGTCCGATAACCCATCTGTGACTCCGTTTTCTCAGTGTATAATGTATTATATGCCCAAAACGATTAAATGTCAAGCCTTTTTATGCCGCTTGGCGATAAAAATTTTCAAGTTCCTGAGAAGTCAACACTTCTCCTGTACGCATTGTGTAAGTAGCGATATAATTCTCGCGGCCACCACCCATGAGCATGTCATACTGCTCGGTCTTGCTGGCAATATCACTACGCATATAACCATACTCACCGTTCTCCTCAGTGCGACGGGCAACCCAACGACCTTCTTCCCAAAACAATTCGAAGGGCGTTTCCCATGGCTCACATACCACAATGTCATCATCCAGAGTTGCCCAATTCTGCACATACTCCTCGTAACTGTCATTACAATCTTCGATAAGCGCAATGAGAGTCGGAACACCAACCTCTTTGATGCGGAGCGTTTGCTCTACGCTGAGGTTAGGTATCACATAAGTGTTACCACCCTTAAACTTCCAATACTGCGGACACTCACCTTTACCGTCCCAATCGTGAGCGCCATAGTTCTCTTTAACTTGAGTTTGAATAACGATCTTCATGTGCTGTCTCCAATTTCTTAGTGTCAATACATGTATTGTACGCCCAAAACGATTAAATGTCAACCTTTTTTATCCAATAATTGGATAAAAAAATGTGTTGTAAATCAACAACTTACTTGATGTTTTGAGCCCAAGTACGTATCATATTCATAAGCGGGTTGATAATGTCAACTTCTACTTGATTTGCAGGATTCATAATTTGCGGATCAGCGAGTATAACACCTGCATTGCTAGGTAAATTACCAGTAATGCTATCTCCGGAAACTTTTAAATGGTTTGACACCGTAGGCTTGTCAAACAACAATGCCCCATTGGGAGTAGCATATATTAAGTAGTCAGCATAGGTACTGGGTAATACAACGTGCTTGTTGGTACCCCTGCTATTCATCAATGTGGGATTGATATTCTTTGCAATCTTTCCAAGTTTACCAAACAATGGCTTTTGTTCAAATTTGAATTCAATACTAATATTATTGAGACTTACTAGAATATAATCAGTACCCAATTGCGCAACATACTTAAGTTTACCACTAGCACACATTTCAAACGAGAGTTCTAATATTAGGCCTTTAGCAAATCGCCACTGCCTATCATTGCATTGACCACTTAGGGCCTTAACTTGTTTAGCAAATCGTGTCCAATCAATATTAGCACGAAGGTAATCAGCAACTTCGATATTAGTCATTATGCAACACAAGTCCAGTTATATGAATTGTAATATTCCATTGTATCCTTATGGCGTACATCAAACTTGCCATTGATTACAACAGTGTCCGTAATAAGTTTGTTGAATAAGTTAAGCAAAGGGTTATGATTTTCAAGTGATATCATTACCTTATTACTATATTCGTCTTCGAACCAATATTCAATATTACCTGAACCCCTGCGAGTGTGAGAGTGAATTTTGGTCAAGAATGACAATTTTTTTTCACCCTTAACTTGTCGCGGACCTTTGATTTTACTGTATGAAGACCCAAAGATTGAATTCAATTGATTGTCATAAATGTAAAAGTAAGGCAACTTGTAAGCAAGTCCAACAAACTTTTTAGGATAAACAAATGATCTACTTGAATTGTTATGCCAACTGGCATGTAAAAACTGATTCAAGTCTTCACGGAATGAAGTAAGATTTTCTGTCTTCAACTTTAGCATCATTAGTTTTTGACTAAAGTGTTGACGAACTTCTTCTGCAAATTCATAATCAGATTCAGTTACATATTGTTGAATGTTATCTTCAATCAATGACAGGCAACGATATTGGTTAGCAATTTGTTCGTCACCATATGTGGAATTGCGCAACCGATATAGAGTAGCACTAAGAACTAGTAGGTCAAGATCAAACTTAATATCTTTGGATATTCTAGTTTCAAATAGATTATCAAATGATATTTCTGTACTATTACTAGGCCAATTTAGTACTGTGGCATTCATTGTTGACATGAATAATTCCTTGTTGTTACTATTTTATAACTGTACATCACTTATGAATTAAATGCAAGAGGTATTTTACCCAATTGTGATATCTTCCATACCAGCAGTGCGTAGACGAACAATGTGACCTAGTTGCCATTGCTTTGCATCAATGCCCTTCATTACACCCAAAAACTTATTACGTAATAGTGCAACTTCATTGATTAACACTTCGTAGTCAATAACTTCCTGCTCACCGTCAGTGTACTTTTCTGCATCACGTGATGTTAACGCACGATTATATGCTTCAAGGTATTTCTGAAAATGCTTTCTACGAATTTTTCGCAATTGAATGTTTAGATAGTTGAGTACCGCTTCAATCTCTTGTAATTGATTGAAGCGATATTCAGTGATGCCGGGAAGGGCGGCAATGTTCTTTTCAACATTACCATAAACCCTTACATCGGCTTTTGCAGAAATTATCTCATTTTCATAATGAGAGATAAAGTCTGGGATTACTGATAGATCAGCAGTGATCCTCGTGTACCAGTTCATTTAGTTCCAGTCATCATCTTCATCATCAAATGAATGATAGTCATCGAATGGATCTTCCTCTTCTTCATCAAGTTTGTATCCTTGATCAGGAGTTTCTAGAAAAAACTCTAATGCACTCTTAATGTATGCATCTCCGCGAAACGCTTGCTTAATTTCATTAGGAGAATAATCTTCATCAATAAGATAATTGACTAAATTATCAGCAGCCTCTTCGGCTACTGTACCCGCTTCAAGACTAGGCTTGAGTAATTTCCAAATTTCATTAATTACCGATAAACTCATGTTTCTGGTAACTCCTCTATATCAATAGTTTCTTCATTATCTTCTGTTATATTGATACTTGCTTTCATTGAATCACGCAGTCCATATTCAGACATTACCTTGTCTAAACAACCGTCATCATTTGCTTCCCAACCCTTACGAAACTTCTTAATGATTTCTCCATCAAGTGTTGTATAGACTAATGAGTTACCTTCTTTCTTAACAAGTTCAGCCTTTTCAATCATATCTAATAGACCTGAATAAGGACTCATACCTGTTTCATAAGGAATCTTAACTTGTACAGATTCAAATGGTTTCGCATAACGAGTTTTCAT